GGTGCGGGCTTCTCGCTCTCGCGGCCCTCGATGGTAACTTCAAAGTTACCGTTCTCCGTCTCCTTTACGCCCTTGTCGGCCATTGCGGCTTTCTCGGGGTCAGGAAACTCGAACTCTACTTTTTGAAAAGCCATAGGTTCTCCTTATGCACGCGTTACGCCACGCGGATCGGCAATGACGGCATCAATTGAGTCGTCGTTCATGAGGCGGTACTCAACACCATTGACCTTGACACGAGTGCCAGAGTTGGCGCGGAACACCACGTAGTCACCTACCTTGCACCAAGGGCCGTTGGGATAACGATCCTTGTCAGCGTAGGCTTGTTCACCCATGTCCAGCACAAGGCCGGTGACTGTCATGAGCATTTCCTCATGGATAGTCTTTTGGGCTTTGATAATGCCCATCTCGCCCAAAGTCTCTTCGATCTGGGGCAGGGCAATCAGCAGCTTGTAGCCAACGGGCTTCGGAAGCTGGGCTTCCAACTCATCATCGGTTACAGCGGTTTGGTTTTCACTCATCGTTATCTTCTTCCATTTGAGAGCGCATAAGGTCTTTTGTGGTTTGGGTAGCAAGCTGGAGACCTCGAATCCTGCCTACTACTTCCCGGTATTCGGAGAAGTCTTTTGCCCCTCCGTTTACCAGAAACTGTGATGCGGAGGCCACGTCCTCCTCAAATTTCTCGATCAGCACGTCATAGACGGTTTTGCCCATGGATTACTCCTTCTTGCCCGGGGCGCTGGGCGTTTTCTTGGGTGTCGCAAGCAGCTTGAGCGCGTCAATCTTCATGCGGTCTTTGGCCTGTGTCTCTTGCGAGGTCACACGGTTCTTCTCGTTGTCCACGGAGGCCATCACCTTCATGGCGTCGAGCTTGAGCTTCTCGGCGGCAATGGTGGCGTCCGTCTGGTCCTTGCTGGTCTTACGAGCGACCTCCATCTCTTGGACCTTGACCTTGGCCTGCTCAAGCTGGAACAGCGGGTCTTGGGCCTGCTGCTGAGCCTGCTGCTGCGCGGCTTGCTGCTGGTGGGCCTGAGTGAGTTGTTTACCAGCGTCAGCGATGAGGCGGGCCAACTGCACCTCGATCTCCTCGGGTAACTGCTCGTCGGGCGGTGGCAACTCGACACCCAAACGCTCTTCGATCTGCTTGCGGTACTGGAAGCCCAAGTGCTCGGCGATGTGCGCTTGCAGCGCGGCCATGATCTGCTGCGCCATGGGGTTCTGGCCGATGGTCTGAGCAATCATCGGGTCCTGCATGAACGCAGTGTGCGTAGCGATGTGCGCCTCGTGATCTTGGTAGATGAACGCCTTGATCGGCTTGCCAACCAGTGCGGACATGTTCTCGGACACGGGGTCGCGTGGCTTCTGATCCTCGCTCGTGGGCACGATCTTGTCAGCGTTGCGAATTCCCAACACTTCGATCATCTGGCGGTGCAGGTACGGCAGGTCATAAATCTGCGGCGCATCCTTGGCCATCTGGAACACAGCTTGGTACTGAACCACGCGCTGAGCCATCGTGCTGCTGTTGGGGTCGCTGACGGGGATCACGTCCACCATGGTGTAGTCCATGCGGCGGGCACGGATCACGCCGGTGTCAGGCTCGTAGTCGTAGTCCTCGGGGGCGTAGTCGGCGATGATGTTCTTGAGGAGCTTGAACTCCTGCTTCATCGCGTAGTGCACACGGGCTTGCACAGCAGCCATCGGCTTGAGCGTGCGCTCCAGCAGTGCCAGCGTGGTGCCCACCGGTGCCTGCGCGGACATGTCAGAGATGTTCATGTCACTGATAGCACCGAGGCGACGGCCTTCTTCAGTGATGCGCTGGAGCAAGGCAAGCAGAGTCTGGCTCGGCTCCTTGTATGGCAGCGTCATGATGTTGTCTTTGATCGCGCCCGAGGGCACGTCAACGTCACGGAACTCGCCCGGGGCGATGGGTGTGTCGTCACCCTTGATGCGCAGGCCACGTGCCTTCAGACCACCCGGCAGGTTACTCAGAGTACCCGCGTCAACAAGTTGACGGATGATGGACGTTCCGGCGCGTGCGTAGCCACCGATGATGTGGATCAGGCCAAGGCCGTAGAAGCCAAAGCCCGGGACATACACGTAGTGCACGAAGTGGTCGCGCTTGAGCATCAACTCGTTGTCAGGCTCCCAGTTGCGACGCACAGCAAGAACTTCTCCTGTGCCCTTCTCGATGGTCACAACGTAAGGCTTTGCAAGGTCGTTTTCTTCGTCGTCCACGCCATCGATGCACAGGTATGCGTGAATCTCCAGCAGCGTGTAGCGGTTGTCTTCAGTCAGGCTGAAGCCACCTTCTTCGGCTTTTTTCTTCTCGATGTCGGTGTGGAATGTCACCGGCTCACCAAGTTCGATGTCACGGTAGAACCCTTGCGCTTGCAGGCGCTCAACTTCAACCTTTGTCTTGCGCATCACGTGGGTCACACGCTCAGCGGTCTCGATGTGCGACGCGCCATACGGCACGATCACGTCTTCTGCGGGGATGTAGACGGAAACTTGACGCCCGATGCTGGGGTCGTAGTACACCTTCTTGAACGCGCTACCGGCCAGACCCAGCGAGTACAGCATGCGCTCATGCTCCGAGCGATACTCCACCATCTTCTCGGTCAACTGGTAGTTCATGTCCTCCTTGACCCGGTTGGCGGCTTCCTCTTTCTCCTTGGTCACTTTGCCAAGAATCTTTGTCTTGACAGGGCCAGAGGCAGGGAATGTCTCGCTCATGGTCTCAGCTTGGAAGCGTATCGCCGCTTCAGCCAGCACCGTGGAGTACACGCCGCAGGCGTCGTCCCATGGCTCGGTGCGCTCCTCGTACTTGAAGCCCAGCACTTCGAGGCCCTTGACAAACGTGTCGGCCCACTCTTTGCGGCTGGAGATGTCAGCCTCAACAAGTTCTGTCAGGTCTGAGGACAGCGACTGGAGGACACCTTCGTCGAGGTACTCCGCGAGGTTAGATGAGAAGTCTTCTTCACCCTTACCTTCTTTCTCAGGCTCCAGTGTGATCTCCACACTACCGTCCGAGAGAGTCACCATATCTGGATTCTCGATCTCAATATCGAGTTCACCCATGCTTTCCCCAAGTTCTTCAAGACCTTGAGGTGCGGCGTAGAGGCCCGGGGCCATGCTGCTTGTTGCCATAGCGGCTCCTTAATAGTATCCGCCGCGACGGCGAGATTTGAAATACCGTGTTTCTTCAGGCTCGTCTGACGGCAGTCGGATGAACCCACCTTGACGGAAGCGCATCAGCGCCATCGTCGTCGTATCTACCAAGTCGTCGTGAGCCATGAACGGGAATCCTGCAATCTCCTCCACGACCTCCTCAGCCCAGCGGGTCTCGGGGACCCAGCACAGCCCGGATTTCACGATGTCCGCCACAGAGTTTAACCGTGCTAACTTGTCACCGCTACCCCGGTGTGGGGTGTACTCCTGCACAGGCACCCCCATCCGGCGAATCTCTTGGTATAGCTGAGTGCCCGCAGATTTCTTTTCCACGATGAATGAGTCGGGCTCCCACTCTTGGTACTCCGCCAGCGCGAGAGTCTTGAGTTCGGGAAACTCGACGCGCTTCTTGATGGCGTTGAGCAAGATGATGTTGTACGTGTTTGCCCCGGGGCCTTCGCGCTCCTCGTTGAAGAACACCCCCCATGTGGTCATGGCGGTAAAGTCAGCCCGGTTGTGTGTCTCGGCAGCGGCGTCCAGCGCCATGATGATGTACTCGCACTTGGGCGGGTCCTCGCCCTTCCATGTGTTCCACCACTCGCGCTTGACGACGGACGCTTCTTCCGATGTGGGGTTCTGCTGGTACTGTGCGTTCCACTGGAACACCGGCATGGATGCCTTGGTGCGATGCAGTGCTGTGAGGTCGAAGAACTCTGGCCACAGCGGCTTCTCGTTGTCCGAGCCCTGATTGAAGATCGCAGGGAACTCGACCACCTCGTACTGGTCGGCCTGATCGTTCTGGGCCATGTCGCGGGTCACGCGCCCAGTCAGATCGTCTTGGTGCCAACGGGTCTGGATGATGGCCACACGGCCACCCGGCATCAGACGGGTACGCGCACCGTATGTGAACCACTCGTACGCCTTCTCGAAAATCTCGAAGTTGCCGTTGATGATGTCTTGTTCGTTGTGCGGGTCATCGACCAGCAGCAAGTCTGCACCGCGTCCGGCAAGAGCAGAACCGACACCACAGGCGAAGTACTCGCCGCCCATGTTTGTGTTCCAGCGCCCGGCGGACTTGGAGTCTTGCGCCAAAGAGACGTTTGGGAACACCAGCTTGTAGCGGTCGTCGTCAATGATGTTACGCACCTTGCGTCCGAAGTCCACGGCGAGGTCTGTGGTGTGCGAGACCATGAGCACCTTCTTGTTCGGGTACTTGCCGATGAACCAAGCGGGGAAGTAGATGGAGACCAACTGGGATTTGCCGTG